ATTTATTAGCTTCCAAAGGCGGTTTAAAATCAGGCGCAGCAATGAAAGCTCTTGAAGAATATGCTCAAGGCACAGCTTCGCAAGAATTTGGCAATCAAGTTGGATATTTACAAAATTTAGCTAATATGGGTCAACAATCTGCAACAGCAATGGGTAACGCTGAAATGATGGCTGGCACTAATATGGCAAATGCTTCTCAACAAGGTATTTTGGGTCAAGGAATGGCTATGGCTAATAGAGATGCTCAAATGGGAAATATTATTGGTGGCGCAATGAGTCAAATTGGAGGAACTGTGCTTGGTATGGGAATGCAGGGCATGAGTGGGCAACCAAAATCACCTTCTGGTTTTACATCAGTAGGTGGCGGGCAATATGATTCTGCAAGAATTAATAATGCTATGAATAATCAAATGGCACCAAATACTAATTTATATTCAAATTATAGATAATGCCAGAATTAATTCAACAACAAACCCCAGATTATGTAGGCAATGTCCTTCGAGGATACCAATTTGGTCAGCAAGCAAAAGCTAACCAGTTACAGCTTCTTGCTGCCGAACAAGAAATAGATATTAAAAAACAAAAACTTGCACAAACCCAAGCGGAAAATATCTTAGCAAAAACAGCTTCAATGGGTGATAGAAACGCTCTTCAAAGACTTGCTGCATTAAATCCCGTCAGTGCTGAAGGAATAAGAAAGCAACAAGATTATAATGACGTTCAAGGAGCTAGAGTTTTAGAGGCTTTTGATACTTTACCACAATATGCTCGTAATCAAAAAAGATGGGAGCAAATGCACGAAGAATATAAATCTGCTACTGGAAGAGAATTGCCTTTGCCAGCAAATTTTCCATCAGAAAGAAACGATCCAGCTATAGCTGAATTTAATGCTTTAAAAACTCGTCTAAAAGGCAGAGAACAAGATTTAAAAGAACAATATCAAGCTGCACAAATTAAAACTGAAGGTTTCCAACAAGCTAAATATGGCGTTGATATTCAGAAAGGTAGACAAGACCTTCGTAAAGGTGAAATTGAATTATCTATTGCCGAGCAAGAAAATGAAAACATGTCTAAACTAGGCTTAACTCCTACTGCATATAAATCTTACCAACAAAATGTAGGGCAAAATTTAGCAGATAGAACTAAGCCGCTTTCTCAAGAAAGTGCAAAAGTTGTTAGTCTTGCACAAGGTGGCTTAGATATTGCTGCTCAATTAAAAGACCAATTTTTTAATCCAAAAACAGGTGGTTTTGAAAAGGCTAAATTTGGCAGAGCCGCAGCTGGATCAATTTTGCCGAATGTTATGGCTAGTGAAGACGCACAGTTTCTTGAAACAAGGAGACAAAATTTATCTGATTTAATTGGACGTATGCGTTCTGGCGGGGCTATTAATAAAGATGAAGAAAAAAGATTTTTAAAATTAATTCCTAGGTTTGGTGACGAAGAAGAAACTATTAAATATAAGCTAAATCAATTAAACAAAGAGTTTGCCGCAGTAAAAGAAGCGATGGATCCATATGGCGTGAGAGGAACTGATTATAAAAAACAAACTCTATTTAATTCTGTGAAAGATATGTCAGATGAAGACCTTCTTAATTCTTTAAGTGGAGGAAATTAATGAAGCCGAACCAACTAGAACTTATACAAGAAGCCAATCGCAGAGGTATTTTACCAGCTGATAAAAAGCCTTTATATGATGAAGCTGTTAGAAGAGGCTTAATTAAAGACCAAAGCCAACCAGAAATGTCAATGGGAGAAGCTGCCTTTACAACTGCAACAAATCCTCTCGGTTTTGGCGATGAAATAAAAGCTGGTATTGCTGCTGGTGTTGCTAAAATATTTGGTGGAGCTGCAACTAAAGATATTGATATTGGCGATTTGTACAGAGAAGCGAGAACTGCTGAAAGAGCTAAATTAGATAAGGCTAGACAAGATTACCCTTCAATGACTGGGATGATTGAAACTCCTTCTGATTTGGCAAGAGGTGCAGTAAAAGGTTTAGAAGAAGTTGGATCGGGTATTTATCAAACTGCCGCTGATTTTGGTGCTGATTTTTCAGGAGCTAAAGCAATACTAAGCAAAATTCGCCCTGATTTAAAAAATGAGATTGAAAGTCTTACTCCCCAAGATATTTCTAGTATTTTAGGCGAGAAAGCAGCTCAAGATTCTAAATTAACAGAACAAGAAGGCTTGGCATATAAAACAGGAAGATTTGTTGGTAAAGTCGCTCCTTTTGTTGGAGTTGGCGGATCAAGTAAAGTTGGCATGTCTGTTGGTGGCGGATTAGCTGGCGGTTCAGAATTAATGGAAGATTCTAGTGTTGGCAAAAGGTTAGGTTTTGCTGCAGTTGGCGCAGCTGTCGCTCCAGCTATAGGAACGGCAGTCCAACAAGCTGCTCCTTATGTTGTTTCAGGAACTCAAAATATTGTTTCAAAAGCTAAAAAAACCAGTTCTTATGTTAAAAATTTATTTACAAAAGATACTGCCGAAGAAGTTGGTGCAAAAGCAATTGATCCTGAATCTGCAAAATTAGCTTTAAAAGAATTACAAGATAAACCTAGCAATAAACCTTTGACGGCAGTTGATATTCAAAATCCCGAATTTAAAACTTTTGCAAGAAGTGTTGTTAATAAATATCCTCAAGCAAGAGAAATAGTTAAAAATTTTACAGAAGGAAGAAATAAGGAAGCTTTTACTAGAATAAATAATGATTTAAAAATTATTTCTAAAATAGACAATGCCGATGATTACACCAAACAAATTAGCGACACACAAAAATCTTTAGCTTCTCCTTTATACGCAGAAGCGGAAGCCGATAGAACAATTGTGCCTAAATTTGAATTTAAAGAAGTTAAAACAACCACTTCTCCCCAAACCACAACAGTTTCCGAAGGTGTAAAAAGTTTTAAAACTGATTCTTCAACAAAAACCAAAACTGACTTTATCAATAAATATAATCTTCAAAGTAAGTCTAGGGATATTGAAAAACCATTAGTTTCTAAAGAAGAAAAAGAATTATTTAAACGAGGAAAGGGCAGTTTTGAAGGCTCTAGCAAAGAAGAATTATTTAATATTGCTGATAGATATAAAACTGCTACCCAAGATTTAAAAAAATATGCTCCAAAAAACCCTTTGCAAGTTATAAAAGAATTAGGAGGTATTTCTGATTTTCAAGGAGAATTAGCTTCTTTGGGAATTACAAATAAAACTTTACCAGGTTTATTAAGAAAAGAAGGTACTGCAGGAGTTGGAATTGATGATGTTGGGCAAAAACTTTATGAAGCTGGCTATTTTAAAGAAAGACCAAGTGTAAATCAAGTTTTAGATTTTCTTGATAAAGAATTAAGAAACACAACAAAAGGCAACAGAACAACAGCTTTTTCTCAAGATAGTACAAAATACAATGAAGCTAAACAATTTTTAGATGAAGCGGATTCTTTAGGAATAAATATAGACGCTATCAATAAATTAAAACAAATAACTCCACAAACTGCCAAAACTGGCATAGCTGGAATAAAAGCTGGATCATCTTATGATAAACGAGATTTGTCTAAAAAAGGAATTGAAGAATTTCAAAACACCTTAAGAAAACAAACAACTAGAATTGAAGAAGGTGGCAAAATAGTTAATGTTAGAAAAGAAATTACTAATCTTAATCAAATGTCGCCAAAATCAATGGAATTGGCTAAACAACTTGATGAATTAGAAAATAATCAAGTATTTCAAGAAACGAGAAATAAAGCTAAACAATTTTTAAATCCTGATGCTCTTGATAATTCTATTGAAACATTGCACGCTACAAGAGAAATGTTTGATGATAAAATTTCCGTAGCTATTAGAAATGGGCAAAGCAAAGAAGTTAGAAGATTGTCAATTTTAAGAAGCAAGGTTGATAATATTATTGGAGAAGTGTCTCCAACTTTTAAAGAAGCAGATAATGTTTTTAAACCTTTGGCAATAAGAAAAGATGCTGTAGAATTTGGAAAAGAATTTTCAAAATATGAACCTTCTGAAATAATAAAAAAGGTAAATGAATTTACTTCTAAATCTGGTTTAAAAAGACAAGATATTTTAGATGATGTAAAAGTTGGGGCAAAAGATACAATTGTTAAAGATGTAGAAAAATTAATAAAATTTGATAGCTCTAATATACCAACAGAAATTCAAGTAAAAAAAATAATCGAAAATAAATTTAAAAGAGATCAATTAAAAACTTTTTTAGGTGAAAAAGATTATAGAGAATTTATTGATAATATTAACAAAGAAGCTTTATTTAATAAAACTATTAAATCTTTAAGATTAGATAAACCAAGCACTCAAGAAGAAAGTACAAATTTTATTTTAAGAGCTTTTAATGGTTTAATTTCTTATGCTACAAGTAATTTTGGTAAATATGCGGCAATAACAAATGCGACAAAAGCTGGCGAACAATTTTTAGTAAAAAATTATAGAGGCTTAAATCCTGAAAATGCTAAAGAAATTGCTAAAATCATTACTAATAAAAATGCTTCAATTAAATATCTTGAAAATATTATAAATAAAGCCTCTAAGGAACAGAAACCTTTTGTTTCTCAAGCAGTTACGGATTTAAAACAATTAGATAAATTTTCTGGGATAGTCGCTGCAAATACTTTAGATTTTGGTATTGATGATGCCAACGCAGAAGAGCCAAACCTATCCGAAGATCAAATCCGCCAACAACTTTTACAGCGTCAAAAAGAACAACCAGTATTGATGCAAGGTATCAATCCCGAACAAGAAGCTCAAAAAATTAAAAATCGTTATTATAGAGATTAAATTATGGCACAAAGATTTTACGAACCAATTGCAAGAATATTTACTAACGCTGGAGCTGTTGGCGTTGGCTACAAATATTTTTTCTATCAAACTGGAACAACAACGCCAGTTACAACTTATCAAAATGCTGGCTTAACTGTCGCAAATACAAACCCAGTTTTATCTGACGCAAATGGTCGTTTTCCTGAAATTTGGTATTCTGATTTATCTCAATTAAAACTTATTGTTAAAGATTCTTCTAACAATACTATTGAAACAGTCGATCCAGTTGGGGCAACCGATGCCGCCGTTTCTCTTAATGATTTTGACGTACGCCCAACTTCTTATTGGGGCTTAACTGCTGGCACATCTACAGCTTTTACTTTGATTGCAAATCCACCAATTAGCGCTTATGCTAACACCCAAACCTTTATTATTCAATTTCATTTAGCTTGTGGCGTTAATCCTACTTTAGCAATTAATGGATTATCCGCATTTAATCTTAAAAAATATAATAGTGCAGGAGTTAAAGAGAGTTTAATTGCAGGAGATGTTCAGGCGTCATCAAGATATTTAGGAATAAATGATGGTATTGATATTGTTATTTTAAACCCAGAACATCCAAGCAGATATTACGCAAATTCTACAACTGCGAGAGGATTTACTTATATTCCAAGTCCAATAACAATAGCATTTAATAGTGTAACTTCAATTTCTTTTTCTGCGGGAAATTTTAATTTTTCAGATGGTTCTGGTCAGGCTATTGCAACGGCAATGACTAAAACATTGCAATCTAGTGGTTCGTGGGCTGCTGGAACTGGTCAAAATGGTTTAGATACAGGTGCTAAATCTAATTCAACTTGGTATCATTGTTACGCAATTTACAACCCAACAACGTTAGTTAGTGATTTCTTATTTTCGACAGGAGCGATAACCCCAACAGCTCTGCCAAGTGGTTACACTAAATTTAAACGAGTAGGAAGCATTAAAACTGATGGAAGCGGCAATATATTAGGATTTTTTCAAAATGGAACTTATTTCTTTTTAAAGATTCCAGTTCTTGATTTTTCTGGTACAAGCACGACTACATTAACAGCAGTAACTTTATCCACCCCTCTAGGAACAAAAACAATCGCGATATTATCGGCAACTATTAACGCCTCTGCTGGTAGCACTCGCAGTTTGCGAATTTTTTCAGGAGACGCGAGCGATCAAGCAGTTTCTGCCAGTTGTTGGAATGGTGTTTATTTAGCTAGTTCGGGAACTACAACTGATATTATTACTGGGAGCGGGAACGTTTTTGTCCCAACCAGCACTTCATCACAAGTTTTTCATGAAACATCAGCATCGGCAAGTGTGGCAATTCTTACCCAAGGTTGGATTGATAATGGAATTTTATAATTAATTTTTACAAAAATGAAATATTTAAAAAATTTAGAAACAGGCGAGATTATTAAGGGAGATTCATTCGGCTCTTTTTTTGATTCTTGGGCGGAGCTAACTCAAAGCGAGATTGACGCTTATGAGTTAGAGCAAGCTAAACTTGCTAAAATAGCACAATGCCAAGCTTATCTTGAAAGCACTGATTGGCAAGCAGTCGCTTTTATTAAATATGCTAGACCAATTAACACAAATGTTTTTGAAAATTGCTTAAAAGCTAAACAATGGAAAATTGATATTGCTGCCTGCACAACCTTAGAAGAATTAAACAACATTAATATTGATTTTTCATAAATATGGCAGTTAGCGGCACTAATACATTCTCACAAACAAGAAACGACATAATCAATAGAGCTTTATCAATTCTTGGCGTTAAGACTCGTGGAAGGGCTTTAACTGCCGAAGAGGTAAATGAAGCTTCTGATGCTTTAAACTTGTTTGTAAAAGGCTTAAAAAGCGAAGGCATTTATCTTTGGAAATATGCTGAAGGAACTTTGTTTTTAACTGTAGGGCAAGAAAATTACTTGATTAATGGTTCAACCGCAAACGCAACTGAATCATTTACACAAACAACAACAAGCGCAGTAGCTTCAAGTGGAGCAACAGCAATTGTAGTTACAAGCGCAACTGGTTTTACTGCGGGTTATTTTGTCGGTGTTATGCAAGATGATGGTAATATTTTTTGGACAACTGTTGCAAGTGTTGCAGGAACAACAATTAATTTAACTAACGCCTTAACAGACGATGTTTCAAGTGCAGCAACTGTTTTTGTTTATCAAGCTAAAATTACTCGTCCTGAAGCAATAACATCAGCAAGAAGGAGAGACTCTTCGGGTTATGATACTCCTTTAAACGAACTAGCTAGAAGTGATTATTTTAATCTTTCTCAAAAAAAAGTTACAGGACAGCCAACTCAATTTTATTATGACAAGCAGTTAAATTACGGCACTTTGTATTTATACCAAGCCCCTGATGATGCAACTAATACAATCAAATTTACATTTCAAAAAATGTTTTTTGATTTTACAAACGGAACTGATAATCCCGATTTCCCAATTGAGTGGGCTGAAACTTTAGCTTTCGGGTTAGCTTCTCGCCTTACTTATGATTATGGAATTGATAAAACAAAAGCGGAATTGATTAAAAGGACTGCCGATGAAATGCTTCGTAATTTAAAAGGTTACGATAGAGAAGATTCAGTTTATTTTGTACCAACCTATAATTTATACCAATAATGCTTCAACCAATCCATTTTGGAGTAAATTCATATAAGGCAAAAAGCGGTTTAATTTCAGCGGAAAGAATGTTGAATTGTTATGCTGAAATAACTCCTCAAACAAGTGCTTTTCCAAATATGGTTTTGGGAACTGCTGGGCTTACTGTTTGGAAAGACACTGGAGTTTCTTTGCCTGTTTATGGAATGCGGGTAATGGGTGAAAATCTTTATGTAGTAGTAGGAAATAAGGTTTATAAAATAGATTCTTCAAAAACAGTAACATTATTGGGGAATATTACCACGGAGATTGGAAATGTAATAATGACTGATAACGGAGATCAAGTTACAATTCAACTTCCAAATGGAATTACTTATTATTGCACCCCAACCGCTTCTTCTTTAGCTCAAATTACCAATGTTAATTTTAATGCTTCAGGATCAGTTACAACTTTAGACGGATTTACAATATCCGCTTTGCTAAATAACAATGAATTTCAATGGTCAAATGTCAATACCACTCAAAATTGGAACGCTTTAAATGCCGCAACTGTCGAGGCTAATTCTTCAAAAATAGTAAGAGTTTATCAAAACAATTTAGAGCTTTGGTTTTTTAAAGAAAATATTATTCAAGTGTTTTACAATACTGGATCGGGCTCACCTCTGTTTCAAAGAAAAGAAGGTGTTTATATTGAAAAAGGCTGCGCCTCCAAATATTCAATTGCCACAATGGACAATTCATTTTTCTTTTTAGGAAATGACAGAATTGTTTATCAAACTATCGGTTATCAATTAAAACCAATTTCTACTTTTCCAATTTCACAAGAAATAGAAAATTACACAACAATTGATGATGCAATTGGTTTTACTTACGTCCAAGACGGGCATAAATTTTATTGCTTAACTTTTCCAAATCAAAACAAAACTTGGGAATATGATATTACAACTGAACTTTGGCACGAAAGAGAAAGTGTGAATAACCAAAGCGTTGATGGAAGATGGAGGGCTAATTGCCATGTTTATTTTGCGGGCAAAAACTTAATTGGCGATTTCCAAACTGGAATTATTTACGAAATAGACTCAAATGTTTATAAAGAAAACGAAACAGTAATTAAAAGAGAAATTATTGGAACAACAATGTTTAAAAACTTTGCAAGAATGTCTTTAAATAAGTTTGTTGTAATGATGGACACTGGCGTTGGAATTGCGACAGGGCAAGGAACTAATCCCCAATTAGTTGGCAGGTTTTCTGATAATGGCGGCAAAACTTATACTGATGAATTATGGCAGCCAGTAGGGGTAGAAGGTTCTTTTTTAACAGAGGTATTTTGGACAAAAATAGGCGGAAAAGCCCGTTCTTTTATTGCTAGGTTAAATTATAGCGAGCCAACTAAGTTCCAAATTGTTGGGGCATTTGTGGGGACTGAAACAGAAGATGATTAATTTGCCAAATATTCAACAACCAATTGTGGAAAAAAATAATATTGTAAAACCCGAATGGAATACTTTTTTTCAGCAAATAAAAACAACAATAAAAACTGATTTATTAGTTGATATAGGAGTACCAAATGCAGGGCAACCTTTAGCAAAAGAAAATGGCGAGATTGATTCAGTTTGGTTTTCATTTTTTGAGAAAAGCTACAAAACAACTGGGGCAACTTTTGGTTTGCCATCAGCGCAAGAAAAGCTAGGGAGAAATTGGAATAACTTTTTTCAAAGCATGTATCAAGAATTAAAATAAAATCTTGATTTTTTTTATTAACACGGCAAAATTTATTACATTGAGTAAATGTAAAATTATGGCTATAAAAACATTTACTTATTATGGGTGGATTATCAAACAAATATAAAGGTTTATCAGGTGTAGAGCCTAGCGCAGAAGAAATAGGTGCATTGCCACTTACTGGCGGTACACTAACTGGCAATCTTAATTTTAGCGGAAATGGATTAAAAGTTACGGGCGATTTTTCAAACGCAACTCGTGCAAACCGCCTTGCCCTTCAAACATCAACTGTAAACGGAAATACCAGAGTTCCTATACTGCCAAATGGCACTACAAGGCTTGCTGGTATAGATTGCCACGATGGCGCTGATGCTGATAATTCTTCATTTTTACAAGTCCATTCTGACGGCACAAATAATCACGCTGGCTTAAACTCTGCTAAAATTGGCACTGGCACAACTAAAGATTTAGTATTTCAAATTGATAGTGTTACAAAAGCACAAATCAACGCAAGTGATGGTAAATTTAAAATTTTAAGTTTAGCTGCATCTCGAAACGTCTCAACAGATGCTTCTGGCAATTTGCAAACTTTAGCTGAAGCAAATTATCCGTCTCTAAGTGGCACTACGACAGCTACTGCAACTAGCGGAATTGCAGTTTATGAGTTTATAGGAGCCGGTAGCTTAATATTACCTACAGCTATAGGGAATACTGCTATTTTTATGGTTAAAAACAGGCATACATCTGACATAACTGTAACTTTTACAGGCGGACAAAATGCTGATGGCTCTACTTCTATTTCTTTAACACCTTACCAAGCGCTACAATTTATCTCAAACAATACTAACTATAATATTTTTTAAATATGGCATACAATCCAAACAATCCAAATGGACAAGCCGCAGCAGCATCCTCAGCGCCAGTAACATTATCTAATGAAAATGTTCAAGATCTTTATATTGTTGGTCAATCAGCTCAAACAGTTGTTGTAAACAATATTTTATCTGTAACCGCTGGTACGGCAGCAACAGATTCCACAGGATATAGATCAGCATTAGTACAAGTTGTTTCAACGGCAACTGGCGGAACATTTATTTTTGAGGGATCTAATGACAACTTGAACTTTCAAGCAATACCTGTATATAACCAGAATATATTGACAGGAACTCCAATAACTGCTGCAATAACTCCAACAGCATCACAATTTGGTTATATTCTGCCAGTGAATTTTAGATATATTCGCTTGAGAATTGCCACAACAATCACTGGTGGCTCAATACAAGCATTCACTAAATTGATGCAGATTCCTTTTGCTCCTGCTGTTATTCAAGTTGCTCAAGCAACTTCTGGAAACTTGAATGCTAACATTGGTGCTGGAACAGTCACAACTGTTGGAACAGTCACAACTTTAGCAAACGGACAAACAGCTCATTCTTCTGCATCAACCGGTTCACCAGTTAGGATTGGTGGTAGAGTTAATACTACATTAGACACAAGTTTAGTTCAAGGTGATGCTTGTGATGCGTTTATGACTACGGCTGGTCAACAAGTACAAAAACCATTTGGAACAGCAGAAAACGATTGGCAATATGCGGCTGCTGCTTCTGGTATAGTTAATACAACAACTGCTGTAACAATTAAGGCCGCAGGCGCTGCTTCTATTAGGAATTACATAACTGGAATAACTATCATGGCTGAAGCATTAGGTGCTGCTACAGAATTAGTAATTAGAGATGGTGCAGCTGGTACAGTTATTTGGAGAACAAAAATTCCAACTACTGGTTTGTTAACAACTAATATACAATTTCCAACTCCACTGAAAGGAACTGCTGCTACATTGTTAGAAGTTGCTACTTTAACAGCTTCTGTAACTGGAGCCGTTTATTTTAATGCTCAAGGTTACCAATCATTCTAATTAATTAATCAACTAAAAAAACAAGGAACAAAATGACTAACAGAAATTACGACACTACTTTAGGAAAACCATTCATCAGAAGTCAAGAAATCATTATTAGATACGGAATTTCCGAATCTGAAAGAGTTAGATTGACGATTAGCGAAGTCGAAGCCATTGTTGACTCCGAAGGTGACACTAATATTATTCAAGGCTACTCAAATAATCTTGATAAAATAATAAGTCTTTCACAGATTGATTCAGAAACTTTTGAATTGATTGATCCAATTACTGGAGAAAGTATTGGCGAAAGCATGTTATTAAAAGACCTTTTTGTTGGAATAGTTTCTTACATCAGAAAAATCCAAAAAGAAGAAGATTCAATATAGTATATGGATTTAGATTCTTTTTATAAAATAGTCGCCATTATAAATTTTATTGCTTTGGTTATAGGTAGGACTTTTTGGAATCTTACTTTTAAAAAGCTTGAACAAGACGTAGCAATTTTAAAAGAAGCCGAACGCAAAAACTCAATCGTGCGGCATGATTTTAAAAATGTTACTACTTCTGTTTATGAGCGAATGGATAAATTAGAAGCAACATTAATTAAAACAATTGCTGAATTAAGTAAAACAATTGCTGATGGCTACACGAATGTCAAAGAGCTCTTTAATGTTGAAATAAAAAATATTAATAAACGAATTGATGAAAAAAAGTAAACTATCAATACTTTGCGAAAGAAGCGGCAAGCTTAGTCTTAAGCGAGTTGTTGGCGTAGTTCTTATTGGTACTGGACTTTTAGGAAAAGTTGCTTTAAATATTTACGCAGCTACTCACATTGAGACCTTGCTTGCTAATTTCTCAAATATAGATAATTCTTTTGATAGCTTGATTTATTCAGGAATTGCTTTGCTTTTTGGAACTATTATAGATAAATTTACAAAACATGATAAACCAACTTCTGACAGTCTTTAGTGCTATTTTAGCCGCTTTGGCTTATGGTTTTGTAAAAGGTAAAAAATCAATTGAAATATTGGAAAATGAAGAAGCAGCTAAACAAGTTCAAGAAAAAAATAAATACGTTGATGATGCTAATAAGCTTACTGATACTGAACTGGACAAGCGCGTGCAGAAATACACCAAGAAGCCCAAGTAAAGATATTTGTTATGGCGCACATTTAGAATATTTTTACGATGGGATTAATTATTCTATTGAAGAAAAAAAATCTAAAATCGCAAATAATGATTTTGCTTGCGAAAAATGTATTGATAGTCTTAACCATGAAGAGCAAATTTATTGCGTAGATTAATGCTTACTCTTGAAAATTTACGCCGTCCTAATTTTAAGCCAGAAGATTTTGTAAAATCAAACACGGCTGAACAAAAAGGAATTGATAACACCCCAAATCAAAATCAATTAATTGCTGGCATGGTTCTTGCAAACAAGATGCAAGAGTTACGAGATAAAATTAATCTCCCGATCATTATTTCAAATGGCTTTCGTTGCCCTGAATTAAACAAAGCAATTGGTGGCGCTCCTAATAGTTTGCATATGCAATTCTTGGCTTGTGATTTTAATATTAAAGGGCTTGATCCTTACGAAGCAGTTTTGAAAATTAAAGAGTCAAAAGTTAGCGTGGATAAATGTTTTGTTGAGCGGAATTGCGTGCATATTCAAACTTGCATGGATGAATCTAAAAACCGTAATTTCTTTGGAACAGCAACCAAAATAAATGGTAAATGGGTTGTTACCAAAAATATTTAGATAAACTTAAGATAAATTTACATGAAATCCCCAATCAAAGAAACGCCCGATCAGATTATTATCGACAAAGCGAAAGTAGAATCGCTCACAAAAAGGTTTCTAGCTGCTGCCAAGGCTTTCCTTGTTAAGATTATAACACAACCAGAATGGGAGAGATTAGGGCTTGAGAAAACATGGCGTTATTTTTTGCCCCTAATTGTTATTCTTGGGTTTTGGGTGCTTTATTATTTAAGCTTTTGGGTTGCTGGAATTACTCTTGCGATCACTGGGGTTTGGTTGTGGCGGTCTAGGAAGTAGATATTGATTAAACCATACCAGTAGCTGCAAAACTCCATTCACATATTGCATTTGTCGGTAGATAACCCATATTAAAATAGTTCTTCCAAGGCTGCTTACCAATTTTTTCCATTATTTCATCATTAAATCCATATTTGGGGGCTTCTTTCACCAGCAATTTATACCAAATTTCAAATTCTAGTTCAGACATGCAATAATTCCGATATAAGTTAATTGATGAAGAAGTTGGTCGAAGCCAAGCAAATACCAGAATTTCTCTGAATTATCACATTTCCATCCGTAGCGTTTGTTGATTTTAACCTTTGCCCAGTCGATGTGGTAGTGAATCACAAAATCAATTCCTGCTAGAAAAAAAACTTGAGCAATAAAAACATCTCTTTCTAAGAAAAAAGCTGAGATAAAAATTGCCAAGAAAGTTCCTATACAGTGAATTGATGCATGCAAAATCCCGCCACCATGTCCATAAATTCCCTTATTCAAATATTGATAAGGCTTCTGTAGCGGAAAATCGCAGATAAAATGTTTGAATTGTAGTAAGATTAGAAGTGTTATCATAATTTTTTGTAATTAGTTGTGGCGGTCTAGGAAGTAAATTTCCTTTTAAGCTCTTTAAAATCTTTGATAAAAAATTCTTTTTTAGTTGAAAGAGTAATTTGTTCGCGATCATTAAATTCATAAGTCCAAACTACCAAATCATTTTTTATAAAATCAATTTTAACTACTTTGCCATCAATTGATTGCCATTCACTTCCGATTTCTATTACCGACATTTCTTAAGCTCCTCAATATCTTTCTGCATTTGCTCGAAGGAGTTGATGAAATCAGTTAAGGTAGTAGCTTCTTTTATATTTTTATCAATTTGATTATCGTCAGTGAGAATATTAGAAAGTATAGGCATAATAACTCTTTCATCTTTTAATCTAACTAAAAATTGTTCATTTCGCTTGTCTAATTCTTTTAAATCATCATTATCCTTCCAAATACTTCTTGGATCGACACGTTCTTCTTTCATGTCGATTTTAGGCTCCTCTTTAGACACTTCAAGCCAAAATTCTGGTTGAACTTCTTCATTACCACCCTCTTCGTAAAGAGAATACCATTTATTTAAAAACCAATTTGCTTTGAATATTTTGTGTCTTTTATTAGTGCTTTGTTTAACAGTTATTGGTGAGCCACACTTTGGCGCACAAGACATTGGCAACCATTTAGGCTCTGTAGTTGGTTCTTTCTCTGTTTCCTGCAAGTTGTCTTCTGCAAGTTCTTCACAGATATTACAAAAAGATGCTAGTGGTAGCGGATCACTACAAACATCGCCCCTCTTTTCAAGGTAAAGCTTGCAAGAAAAATCTTTATCCACGCTAACAACGATCACTATTTCGCCGTTGCCTTTTCCAAATTGATTTCTAAGTTTATATCTTCTCCCCACCATTGGCATTTTATTTGTCATTTCCTTCTTCTTATTTGTTAATTAATACCTTACCACGCCAGACCAACTCTTTGCTAAAGAAGCATTATTCAAAGGCTTTCCCCAATTTACAATGGGCTGCGGTTGATCTGGCTTGGAAAGGGATTAAAACGAAGCCAGAACGCACCTAAACGATGCAATAAATCAAATGTCCTGACTTCGTATATTAAACAGAAAGCTAAGTTTAGAGCTGCATTTTAAGCCGTTGCAGCTTTAACAGCCCACATAGCAGCTTCTTCATAAGCTGTCATTGATAAACTTTTTAATCTGCCCACTCCAGATTTTGAACCACCTCTATTTTCATCGAGACTTTCAACTAAATTTATTAATTCTGCTGTTTTTTGTTTAATCAAATCAACCTTTTCAGTTTTTGAAGGATTAAACTCTGTTCTTACGCGGATTTCGCCAATTGATATATCGAGGTGATAGAGATTCAAATTGAATCTCTATCACCTTTTGAAGTCTTTTAATTATTTTCATACCTTTTTGAGCAGACAATGTTTCGCCCGCATCATAAGAATCATACTGATAATAGCTCATTTTTTTTTGTTTTTAATTAATAAATGCCGCTATTCAACCTTTTTGTAAGTTGCGGCTTACTTATGCCCTTTTACGGGTTTCCTCACGCTTGAATTACGCGCCTATATTTCAAGGTACAGGATTTTCGCCTTCATCTTTGCCAAGGCTGGCTTAATAATTTTATTCTATTTTGCATTTGTTTAGCTGAAATTTCGTCCTCTATTGCTTTTTCTTTATGATCTTCCGCCCATTCTAAATAATTTTTTAACCAAAGTTTACAATCATTGATATAAACTTTAAGAGCTTTTTCTTTATTTAAAAAGAATCTTTTATCACTAAATGTAATTTTGCCATTTTGTATAGTCATTAATATTTCTTGATTCCACCCTTGGAAAGTATAGTGTTCAATTTTTTTATTTTTTTCATATGAAATGCTTTTTATTTCTAATTTTTCTTCACATTGTTCAAATGTTTTTCTCATCAAAGCATCGCAGCAATAAATAACAGTTCCGTCAGGTAGAGTTGGCTCCCACTTTTGTTTTTTTCTTTTCATATTCTTTAGTTAATTGATATTTTTGTTAAGTTCTTTTAAAGCGGCACTGGCAGAGAATTTCACTCTGCACGAACGGCATTTTCAGTTGATATGATACGTTTGCGCTGGATACAAGCCCACGTATCGGTATCTTAATAAACCATCTAGCTGGTTCCGTTTATTAAAACCTACATCCTAACTATCCGTTCATAAACTCTGAATACAGCTAGATATAAGCAGAGTTATTTGAACATTTTGTCTTATTCCAACACAGTGCCGCCATAAAAAAACTCACGAAGCAGAACCAGAAAAGCAATTTCACAGAACTTTTCTGATTCCGCCCCAGTGGAAGACTGTTTTCAGCCTATCTCTTACGAGATTCTTTGCCTAATCTTTAGCTGGCAAGCTTTAAATCTTTTTTAAAAATCTCAAACTCCTTTTCCATTGCCTTGCGAAAAATCCTTGAATAGCAAAAAGTTTTATTTGCTTTTTTCATGATTTTTATTTTGTTGTCCGTTTTCACGTCACTAGAAATATAAATCCGAGTATATTTCTCTTCTGGTTTTTTACGAGGTCTTCCACGTAGTTTCTTTGCCGCAGTTTTATTGTCAATCATTATTTTTTAATCACTCCATTTTTTTCTAAAAATTCAATTGCTTCCTTTACAGAGTAAGCCACAAAATAAAAACTATTTACCGAGTCTTCAAAAATCTTTTCAAAATCTTTTTGCGACTCACTTTGTTTCCCTGCCGCACTTTTGGTTTTTGGTTTTTTAAACTCGATCCAAAAATAAAGCGTTTCAAAGATTGGTGAATTGCAACCATTTTTTCTTCCGCATTGCCTATTCTTAATAAAAAGGTAATCAGCTTTGCCAGATTGCAGCCCTTTTGCTTTAAGTAAAGAAGCCGTCATTACCGTTCTTTTTTCTCCAGTGCTATCATAGCTCCAAAAATTGCAATTAAGCTTTTTATAAAGCTCTAATTGCTTAATCATTGCGGCAAAGTCTTTGTGGATTTTATCTTCTATTCCTAAGCCTCTTCTAGTCATTATTAAACCCCGCAAAATACTTTACCCAATTTTTAAAATTATATTTAGGCAAACTTTCATCATTGCAGCAATCCATTTCATAATGATAAAATTGAATAAGAAGCTCATAAGAGCAGTTTATTTCCAAAGCATCAACAATTCTATCAAGCCCAAAGAAACAATCTGCTACTTCTAAAACTCCGCCAATATCTTCAGGGCATCCAACCCAAGACCAATCATCAGTCTCAAAGTATTTAGTGCAAAACTCTTGAGCAAGTGCATTGGTTGCTTTCTGCCAAGCGATTAGTTTCTTATTTTTCATCTTCTACAATCTCCAAACGTCCTTTAAAGTTAAATCCTGAGCCGCGTAATTCGTCTTCAAGCATTGCAACCATTTCTTCTAATGTTTTAAGTGCTACGCTTTGAATCTCTATCACCTTTTGAAGTCTTTTAATTATTTTCATACCTTTTTGAGCAGACAATGTTTCGCCTGCATCATAAGAATCATACTGATAAGTCTGACTTGATAATTTCTCAAACTCCGCTATCTCTTCCCTAAGAGTTACCATTTTTTTCTCTCCTTATTTTCCATTTAATAGTTTTAACCAAATCCTTCATGTATGTCGCATAGTAGAAATCATCTGATTTTTTCAATAGGTCGTGCATTTTAAGGAGGCTTTCTAGTTCTTGCTTATAATCCACTTATTTATCCCCATCAATTAATTTCCATCCTTCGCTATTCTTTTTTATATCAAGGCGAGCAAGAGTAAGAACTTGTTTAACATTCTTCCCCTCGACTTCGACTTGAGCATTGCCATTGAAATAATGAACAATGATTTTGCGGTTAAGGCTGTCTTTGTAATGTTCTGTTTTCATTTTCATTTATTGTCAGTTAAAAAGGACAAGAATCATCAAGTTCTTCCTCAACATGATTAGACTCTGGCGCATAACCATTACCTTTCGATTGAGAATGTGCGTCAATAGGCTTATCTTGTCTTACATAAGCTTTTTTGATCGTTCCCGACATGTATTCATCACCAGCTTTAGAAATCGCCTTGTATATCGAAACCTCATAATCACCAGCGGGCAATCCTTCTGGCAAATTGATTTTGCCGTTAAAATTACCTTGATTAATCGGACTTCCTTTTGAATCAGTTATAAAAGTTCCGTCTTTTCTTTTGATTGGTGATCCCGCGTATTTATTGGTAAAGATTGTTAGTCTTGGTTTTTGTGTGTAATCCATTTATTACTCCTTTATTTTAAAATATTCATTAAACGCTCTTTCTTCCTCTGGCAAAAGAACCATCTCATGCCAGCCTCTATTTATCACAAACTCGTCTTGTACCTTCTTTAAAAGCTCCACCCCTTCCTCTTTAGTCAAAAGAGCAAAAGATTTAGGGACTTCAAAAGTTTTCTGAAGTTGTTCGACAAGAAAGTTAAAATCTTTTAAAAGCATTTTCTGCCCTAAAAGTTCTTTCTCCCTTCTCATCTTCAAAGCTTCTCTGAAAGCCTCGTCATAATTAGCCAAGCGAGTTATTCCAAATTGATATTTGAAAAGCTCCTTAGCCGTGTCCTTGCTGATAAAGTTTCCCTGCCTCTCGATTAGTCTTAAAGCAAATAAACGAATCAGGCGATATATTCCGCGCAATTGCTTATTTGTTTTACTCTCTTTGATTAGATCGAAGCTAACCTCAAAATCCTTCCCACCAGCAAGATATTTCATAATTGCGTCAGAAAGTTCGACCTGCAATTTAGACCAGTTTGGTTTGTTGAATTGTAAAAATGGGATTTTCATTTTAATAAAAAGTGTCGCTAGCAAAATTAGCAAAATCCAAAAGTAGATTTAGTTCTTTTTCACTGAGCTGTTCTAATTCCTCTAAAGTTTTAAATTCTTTTAAAAGATAATATGGATCATAAAATGATTCACTAATTCCCATTGAATTACGACCCTTTTGCCACTTAGCTTGCTTAATATCATTGATAATTTGTTCTTTTACTTTCATCTACTCCCCCTTAATTTGTTTTAATATTTCATCACGCATTGTTATTGTTTTTTGATTCCCATTTGGTTAAAAACATTTCTTTAGCTTCTTTGTCGTTTTCCAAATAACCTAAAAAATCACTTATTTTACTTTTAATTTCATTTTCAATCCCAGCGTGATTGTGATAATCTTCGCGCCAAAATTCCTTACCATCAGAAATTAAATAAGAAAAGTTAGGCAAATCAGAACAATAAAGATAAATCAAGTGCTGGCTTGAGTCTAAAAATTTACCTAGTTCGTAATTGCTGGTGAATTTGATGTCGTAAATAGTGTCTCGCTTGATGACATCAGTGCGTCCGTAAAGTAGGAACTCTTGATTGCCAACTTTGATTTCTTTTTTGATTGATTGTTGCCAGAGTCCGCCTCTAACAATATCACACACTTGACTTACAATCGCATCGTAAGAAGCCCTTTTTTCATCATCTTCGCCTTCATCCCCCATCCATATCAGATAAGGATATTTATCAGCGCAAGCCAAAGAAATATCATCCTCGAATCTTATTCCCTTAGCTTGAGCTTCTGTTGTCGGTGTTTTTTCTCTTTTTAGAGTTAGCAAAAACTTTTCTCTATTATTCTCACTTTCATCAGAAAGATACCAAGCAAAAGATCCTAACAAAGAAGGAGTAATTAAATATTTAGTCATTTTTCTCCAAAAGATTGCAGCTTGTTATAAATTCAGGATAAGATTGTTTTAACTCTTGGAAAGCTCTTTCTTCTGCAATTTTTAATTTATCCCAATCAATCATTGAGTGTAATTCATTCACAAGTCTTGCAAACTTATCGTCTCCGACTATTTTCATACTATTTTTGTAAGTTAATTAAGTTTTTTTCGTGAAGCAAAATTAATAATCTGGCGGCAGTGTCGGCTAGAGATTCGCCTCTCATTTGATCGCAAAATAACATTCCATAATCTTCATCGCACTCTAAATTATACCCAACAGCAAAAGGCATTGATGGATTATTTTTTCTTACCCCTATCGAAAAATAACCATAACCACCAATTTTTAAAGGAAAAAGATCTATAATTGTTTCGAGTTCATAGCATGAACAAACTACTTCTCCACTACTCCAACCATTGTTATATTTTATAAAAAAATGTTCTTTTGATGAGTTGCCACAATTAATAATTTCACGATTCCAGCTAAAATCGGTTTCAGCTTTAAACCCAATCTCTGCCAGTTTTTTTGAAATCTCTAAGTTAGTTACTTTCATATTTTATTTATTTTAGAATTTTACCAGTTGCCGCAGAAATAGCTTGCAAAAACAAATCTTTAGAAACCGATTCTTCTGCTTTTAGAAGAGCATTATCTCTTTCTTTTTCTAATCTATTGCACCTATCCGCAGCGTAACTCGAAAGCAGGCTTGGGGTGATTAAGAATTTAGTCATTTTTATTGTCTAATTTGGTTTTTAAATCATCTAACTCTGTCACTAAGTCATTTACTAAGCCAACCAATTCCTCTTGGGTTAAGGACTCCAAATCTTTCTTACAATGCAGTCCAATCAATCTACCGCTAATAGTTCTTATATCAAAATACATACTACTTACCATCCTTTTTAGTTTCCTCTTTCGCTACTTTAGCTTTAAACTCCTTAGTCTTAGCATCAAACTCACAACCAAGTTCTTCAACCTTAGCCTTCAAGAAAGCCGCTTCCATTTGGTAAGAGGACCAAAGCTTATCATGCTTGTTATAAACTGCGTTGTAATAGCTGTTTAGTTGCTCCAAGTCTTTAATATTAGAAACTTTGATTTTTAGCTCTTCAATCAAAATGTCATAATCTTTCGCAAGCTCTTCGTCTTTTTTAAGTTTTTCTTGGTAAGCATCAAAAATGGCTTCTGAAAGAAAGTTATTAAATCCAGCAAGAGGTTTGTATTCTAGGAAAGAATCAAGCCCAAGTGAGTTTTTAGCATAATAAGCTTCGTTTGGCGCAAGGTCGATTGTTCTTTTGCCGTTTTTGATTGACATATAACCCATGAAATCAAGCTCCTTGACAATGTCTTTGCCAGAAGAGCCAGCAACATCGGGACGCTTCATAACATCATCGCCAACCTTTTCTTCTTTCTCGTGAGCAATGAAGATGGCTGATTTGTTTTTGCCTTCTAAAACTTTTAAAAGTCTTTGAAACTCACCTTTAACATTTCCCCAACCTTTCATTGAAAGTTGACCATCTGCCTGCTTAACTTTTGGGTTTGAGATTGCCAACCAATCAGCAATTCTATCAATCATTTTACCTAAAGTATCAATTACAATCGTTTCATAACTAGAAACATCTTCTTTAGTTAAAATATCTAGTAAGTCTTGATAAGATTGGATTTGAACGCTATCAGTCTGATACTGTTTAGCAACTCTTCTCAATCCATTATCAAAATCAATTAGAAGTGGTTTGGGTGCAGATAATGCCAAACTTGTTTTACCAACTCCGGGTTGACCATAAATAAGCCCCTTTAGTTTGATCTTAGTTTGTATCAGTTCGTTTGGTTTTTTTATTAATGTCATATTCATTCCTCGTTTGTTGTTAAAAATTCCTCTTCACTTAAGAAAAACTCAAGTACTAGGTAGTCAAAGTCTTCGTTCATAAAACCTCTAAATGGTCTAAATCTTTAATTTCTATGTCAGCATTAGAGTTTTCGTAAATAAAAGTTTTTACTTGATCTAAATTCTCACCATAAATTGTTTTGCCAATATAATTATGAGAAGTTACCGCCGCATGCTCGTCTCCATCAAAATTTGCCATTTGTTTTTCAACATCAATCCAAGCTTGATGAATTTCTGGGGTTATTTCTAATTGTTTTGTCATATTTTACCTTTTTATTAATTAATAATTTCTGTTTTATATCTTGGCTTCTCGCCCTCTACCCAATCCAATCTTTTAACGCCGTCTCTATCTTCTTGAATGGCATTAGCGCGGACAATTCTTTTAGCTTCCATGTCGTTAATGGCATCGACTTCGATTGTGTCAAAATGCTCTATGTATTTGGTGATTTGTACTTTATATTTTGGCATTTATTCTTCCTCTTCTGTTATTAAAAGTTCAGGGTTTTCGTAAATAAACTTGTATCCATTGACAAAATTTTTTTTCCCAGTTAAAACCATGCTCAAATTTCCTTGAGAAACTCCTAACTCTTTAACGCAATGCCTTTGAGATTGAAAAATTTTTATAACTTTATCGCCTAGCATTTGGAAAACTCTTGGCTTTCTTCCTCTTTTGCCATCTAATTTAGATTGTTTGTATCTATTTTCTCCCCAAGTCATCATTTGAATATTTTTAAAATAATAATGTTTTTTGCAGTCTATCCTATCAATACTTGGCTTTAACTGAATGTTATAATTAGATTTTTCCCATTCCGAAAATAATCTTAAGAATTTCTTATCTTCTAAGAATCTTCCGTGAAATTCTTTTAAAGAAAAATCAACCTTATTTCTTTGTTTTAAATGTTGATAAATATTAGTTAGAACTCCTTTTCTAGTTTTTCTAAATTTCCGAGTATTCTCTAGTAATTTTTGGTAATTTTTCATTTTGCTTAATATAGTCATGAAAGTAAATAATATCATTATTTGATATATTTCTTAGGATATATGAGCCATTTTGAAAATCAACAATAAATTTATTATCAATCTCCATCTTTTCAAAAATCTCTTTGCCGTTTTTATCAAGCAAACCAGTGAATTGCATTAAACAATTGCTGCCAATATATTTATTTTTAGTATATCCCACTGCACCAGTGCAACAAATTTGAACTATCAACTCATCATCAACAATTTCTTCATTGTAAGGTTGATTTGCTAAATAGTGCATTTTGCCAGTTTGTTTATCCCAAGCTCTAAATTTTATTTCTCTGTTCATTTACCCCTCCATTGATTCTTGTTGAGCGCGTCTTAATCCTTCGCTTTCGATTTTAGCTATTGCAAGCCATTCATGAATTTCGTTTTCAATCTCGTCTTCAATTTGAGCAATTGATTTATCCAAAAGACCTTTTTCATTCTCAATGGAATAAATTCTAATATCTTCGCAATTGTTTAATGCTAATTTTTCCACAATTTCTTTTTTTACTTTTTCAAAAGTTGAGGCTTGAAAAGTACCCCATTTGTAAGTTTCAATAATTACCATAAAAAAATAATTTAAATTAATATTCTTACCGCATTAAAAAGATTTAATTTCTACTTACAACAATTATTTTTACTACGGCAGTAAATAAATCTCTTGACATGAATTTAGTTTAGAGACTGTAGGGAAGAAATTTTTAAACAAGTTTTTTTATTTTATTGTAAAAGTTTTCCATTTTCCGCATTCCTTACAAAAAGATTGTACTCTAGTATGACAATAAAGGTCTTGCATTGTGCATTCAAGCACTTGATCCGTTTGCCATTTATGGTCGCATAATCCTAAAAATTTTCTAATTAATTTTATCATTTTATTTTCTCATTAAGTTATTAAAGCTCCCTTTTGATTAACCTACCATCTAAACGAGTAGCCTTTCCATTGGAAACTACGCCGTGTGTTTTTGTTGCAAATCCTGACGAAATCCAATCAATCATTCCCTTTGGTTCTTCAATAAATGTTTCGGGTTCGTCAATACCAATACGCCCTACTAAATTGTTTATTCTATTTTTGTCAAACAAGCCGACAGGTCTCCATATTCCATCGGCGTTTTTCCTTGTAATTTCTCCAGTTGTTACACCTCTCATAGAAGCGTGCGCTAACTCCTTCCAATACATGTCAGTAGAAGCAAGAGAAAAAAGCATCTTTGCCGAACAATTAGCCAGCGCATGAAACGTAATTTCTCTTAATCTAACTCCTTCAATTTCTGACAAACTTTCATCTAAAGCAATACACATATCAAAACCATGTTGTTGTTCAATCTGTGCTATAAAATCTCCGTTTGCTGGTGGTTGTAAAACATTAAAAAATAGATTGTTTTTTCTAAAAGAAGAGCCGTTTCGTTCAAAACCATTAGCCAAAAGGCAATCAACAGTGATGTCGGGGTTATTTCTACGAAGAACAGTAACATCAATTATTTGTGAATGGTCTCTTGCAAGCTCCATCAACATTGTAATTGATTTAGCATTGCCGCCGTCAAAATCTAAAATTCGGGTTTCATATTCAGGGTTTAAGTTTTGTTTGATTTTGTTTTTCATAATTATTTCCTCATTAAGTTATTAAAAAGCTTGTTGGGTTTCTTCATTTGGCTCATGCTCTCCAAAACACTCCTCACAGCATTCCTTCCCGCCTAATTCAGCGCAGTTAAAATCGCTGTCTTTTTGGTTGTTGCAGATAGTGCAGATGTAGATGCTCATTTCTTACTCCTTATTTGTTATTAATTTTGGTAATGGCATCCAGCGAGTTGGGTATACTGCGCGAGGATTCACTTTAGTCCACCACGGCGTTTTCGCATCATTTACAAAACCTCGGTAGTAAGCTTGTGAAATTCCGCCACCGCATAAACCTTTGGAATTTTTCCAAGGCTTACAATAAACTAGTATTTCGGTTCCATCAGTCGGAGCTGTCTTAATTGGTTGCCAGTTTTCCATTTTTTACTGCTTATTTAAAATTCATTCCCTTTAAAATTCCGCTGCCAGTTTCGGGATTTGCCAGCAACCATTCTTCCGTTTTCTTCTTTCTCTCCAAACCAACCTTACGCAAAATCAACAAATCATCTCTACGATCCCCGACAATGTCGATTTTCTGATTGTTAATAGCCTTTGCGTAAAAATAAGGACTAGCAAGCCATTCTCTAAAATTGTGAAGCTCTGCGTAGCTAAATTCATCAATTGGTCGAGTTGGTCTGCAAGCTTTTGGATTTGTCGGCAAGATTTGAGAAATAAAAATTTCTTTTGAAAAAATCTCGAATAAATAATTTGCAAGCCCAAACGGCGCAACAATATAATTATCATAAATCGCACCAAACCAACCTTCTTCAATTGCCGCCTTTCCTGCTGCGGCTTCTAGTTTGAAAATATTGATTTTCTTTACCGCCTCAACTTCCCAAAGGTTAGAATAATTGCGCCCAGTGATTTGCTTTGCGTCATCTAGCATTTCGCAGTAAGGAGTTTCTTCTGCTATTTCTTTTTTAGTCCAGTTTGCTTTCATTTTTTACTCCTTTGTTATTTTTAATTGATCGCTAACCTTAACCATCACTCGCCTAACTAAATTTGCGCCTGTTATGCTGCATTTGTAATTTTGTTCTTGTTCGATCCATTCTTCTGGTGGAACTAAGGCACTTACCCAATCTGCAATTGTTGGCTTCCCTCGATAGCCATAAGCCTTATGCCACTCTTCTGCTTTCACATTCAAAATTTGCCAAGTTGTCCCTTCCAAAAATTGATCTGTAGTTATCTGATCCTTTAAAGAAGTAAAAACCATTGCTTGATATTCTGGCGAAGCTTCAAATCCAAAATTTTCAGAAAGAAGTAAGAATCTTTTTGTAAAAGTTTTATTATCCAACATTTTCATCTCCATTAGTTAGTCTTAAAAATTCTATAGAAGCGTCAATATTATTTTGCCGCCTTCTTTGATCTGGTGTTAAAAATTGTGTTGTGTTGCTTTTGCTTTCAAAGCTGTTACCTTCCCAAGTTCTTATAGCTGCTTTCCAATCCTTCATGGAGTTTTTACCTATTTTCCATCCGTTGCTTTGGTAATGATCCATCCACTTTTGAGGATTGACTGAGTTTTTTCTTTCTTGGCAATAATCAGAAACTTCTTGGAGAGTAGGTAAAACTGACTTGGTTATTTTAGGCTTTGAATCTTTAGTAGGTCTTCCTCCCTTACTTCCATTGTTTTTATTCGCAGTGATTTGCTTTGTTCTCTTTTCAGCATCTCTTTTAATATTTCCAATGATTGTTGTTGTTACCATTTCAATTGCCAAATCTCCACTTTCCAAAATCTCAAAAGTTTCGTTAAAATGAAAAATTATTCTCAAGCATTCCTTCACCTGCTCACCAGTCATTTTGCAAAAATAGCTTTTCCAGTAATCCGTGTAAAACGGAAAACCTGCTTTGCTGGTTATTATTTCTTTTAACATAGTTTCTAATTCCTATTTTCTTTTAACTTATCTCTTATCTCTTCTTTCTTATATCTTATATCTATTAAGGCTTTTAATGGGTTTTGATGGGTTATTTTAAAAAACCCAAATAAACCCAAATAACCCAATGGGTTTTATTCAATAATATTGACTTTAGCCTTTGTCTGTCTATTGCCAGATCCTTTTAACTCAATTTTGTATTTCTTCAAATAACTCATTAAAGTAGGCATGGTAATTTTAAGAATTTCACACAATTCTCTATTCTTTTTTGTTGAATAAAGTTGCTTTAATTCCGATTGGGTTATTGTTAATTTTGTTTTCATAAAAGTAAAAGTAAAGATTAAATTTAATCAGTCAAGAGATTATTTTTTCGATATACGAGTAATCGAAAATTTGTTTGTCCACACTGCTTTGGAGGTTACTTTATAATCAAGCTGAAGTCTGAACCAATCATTTTTGGCATAATTATCGCACCCTAATAAATCGCACATATCTTGCTCATATTTGCCTAGCAAGGCTGCCAAATCTTCATCAAATTGTTCTTGTATTTTTTTAATTTCCTGATCGTGCTGCATACTGTCCCCTTGTAGTTTGGCGATCTGCGACAGGGGACTACCGCAGACCATAAAAAAATTGTAAATTAAAAAGTCGTCCCCTACTTCTTAATTTCTTTCACCACTCTCAACTCCTATTTCTAAGAATCAAGAGAAAATTGCCTTTTTACAGAAGGCTAACTTACCCCTTTCAAGGTTTGACTTGCTCAACATAGCATTAGGTCTTTTTACTAGTAAAAGCCTGATTGGACTCCGCTCTTCATACTATGCTGTCAAATATTCTTACACTTATCTTTCCTCGTGCCGAGGTTGCCGTACTATTCCGAGCTGTCAGCTACATTGAAGTAAATTCTTCATCCTCAAGGCTTCTTACAGCAGCTACGATAAAGCTTTCTTCTTTGATTTACGCTTGTGTAAGTTCTGCACTAATCTTTAGCCGTGCTGACTTGCCCCCATCTCTACCTAGGCTAGGTTTTTGGTCGCGCTGCAAACTTTGGATCCGTTCACTCATGCTACTTCACCCTTGCTAGCAAGGTTTTTCACTCTTAGCCTTAACTTGTCCTCCGCTGGTGCGATCCTTTCGGAGTCGTTCGGAGGCACTATTACATTTTTAACGCTTTTTAGAAGTAGCTAATTTAACCGCAAACATAGCAGCGGTTTCATAATGTAAAATTGCAAAATCTCTCAATCTTACAATTTCTTCTTGATTTTCAAATGAACTATCACAAGAAATATTTTGAACAATATTAATTAAATCAGCTGATAGTTTTTTGATTTCATCAACTTTGCTATTAAAAGAAGCGTTAAAATCAATTCTTACAATTTCCTCTCCTTTACTTTTTATTGAAGTATCCATATTATTATAAATATTAAATTGCAGAGAACGCCTTATAATTCGGACGAACTCAGAAACTCCTTCTACGCTAGGTAGATAAGTGTATTAGTCCCCGCCTTTGCGTGCGGTTGATGTCCTTTCGGAATTTAAGAGAGCCTAATTTTTCAGCTTTCCCGCTATTTCTAGCTAGTTTGGCAAGATTTTATTGGCTTTCGCCTCACGGCAGGAGACTTGCCAGCCCCTTAGTCCGATTTGTTTCATCCCCCGCTACGCAGTGAATAAAACCTGACGCATTTCTGCGCTTATTTTAAAACTACCGCTTAAAAATTAAAATTCAATCTCTTTTTTTGATGATTTAGTATATAATTCCTCATCAATACTTTTAAAAAAATAATAAGTTGAGAAAGTTGCAAAAATAAAAAATATTGTTCCGATAATAAGTAAAATTTTTTCTTTGGTAGTAAACATATTAAATAAATTTGATTAAGTAAATAATTATGCTGAAAATAAAAGCAATTGCCAGCGGCGCGATCATCAGTATTTTAAGAAAATAAATTTGTTCTTGAAGCTCTTCGGTTTCGTAATCATAGAGTTTCATTTTACTCCTTAATTTTAAAACTCATTAATCTTTCTAAAAAATTGACCGCCAAAAGATATTCCGAGTCGGCTCCATATTTTTCTTCCACTTTTTCTAAAAACTCATCTTTTTTCTTAAAGAAACAACCAGCTTGAAAATATAAAACTCCTTCAAGATTCCAGCAATAAAGCTTTCTCTCACATTCACCAATTCTATCGATGGCTTTATAATTTATGATTTTAAAACCAAATAACTTGCAATCCTCGCCAAAGCTGCAACGCTCGCCAAAGCTGCAACGCTCGCCAAAGCTGCAACGCTTGCCAAAGCTGCAACGCTCGCCAAAGCTGCAACGCTCGCCAAAGCTGCAACGCTCGCCAAAGCTGCAACGCTCGCCAAAAATTTTTATTAGGCTAAGATTAGAAAAAGCTGGGACAATTTGCCCACCAAATTCATTTTTAGGCAACGCGTCAAATTCCTCTTGTGTAAATATTTTCATTTCTACTCCTTGATTTTAAAAGTTTTAACTTTCGCTTTCCGACCTCTTTTTGCACCCGTTGGCATTGGCTTGTTGAATGCCAAGCAATAGGATTTAATGTGAAACCGCAAGCCTTGCTGACTGATTGGCTGATCAATCATTGCCGCCATTTCGGGAAAGCCTAGATTTTCGGCGATCATTTTATTGTAGATTTCGGAAGGTGTAAATTCTTTTTTGTTCATAGTTTCCTTTTTTAAATTAAGTTTTGATTCCAGATTTCAAGCGGCAAATATTTTCGACAAATATCGGCGGTTTGTTTTTGGTTTTGCTTTTGCTTTTTTGCAGCACCAGCAGCATCAGCACCAGCAGCAGCAGCAAAAGTAGCATCAGCAGCAAAAGTAGCAGCAAAAGCAGCATTAGCACCAGCAGCAGCAGCAACAACAGCAGCAGCAAAAGTAGCATCAGCAGCAAAAGTAGCATCAGCAGCAAAAGTAGCATCAGCAGCAGCAGCGTCTAATTCTTTCCTTGTCGCTTTTTCTTCGCCAAAAGCAATTGCAACATCAACCGCTCTAGTGCTTCGCTTGTCTTTCATCAATTCCCGCACTGTATTTGTGCAATGTGCTTTCGCCAAAGTCAATTCTGGCAAAGAATTAGGATTAGTTTTAGCAAAAAGCCATAAAATCCAATCACCGCGTTCGCAGGTGCTTAAAAACTCTTCCAAAGTTAAATTTTTCGCAAAGTCAAAGCCATCTTTGCAAGCGTGGTTTTTTTCTAAAAATTCTTTTAATGTTTTTTTCATAATTTATTTTACCCAATTTAAAAAATTTAAGCGTTCATTAATCCTTGCAAGCATTTCTTTATCACAAGTTACGGCTACGCCGTCCGCCATCAAATAAACGCCGTCCTTATCGCTTTTAACAAGCCTTCCAATGTTTAAAGAGCCAAAAATACTTTCGCCAGTTAAAGTTGTAACGTGAATTCTTTTTTTAATTTCTTTTTGAGTTATGTTTTTTATTTTCATAAATTTATTTTTATTAAATTATTTCGACATTTCTTTTATTTTCTATTAAACAACCTAGGGTTAAATGACCTTGCGGGCAATTATCATCTACATAAAAACAACCATTTTTAAAATAAACGATCCCTTCAAATGTTTTGTTGGAATAATCGAAATCAAACTTAATTTTGTCGTTCTCGTAAATTTCTTGGTTATTTTTATCAAACAACCCAGTAAATTGGGCTAATGTTTGACGATCTATAATTTCATTTTCCCCAGTAAAATAGTTGGCAATTCTATGTTCTCCACTTGGCAAAACAAAATATTGTCCATAAATTAAATTACCTTTATTGCCAACGCCTCTAAATTTTATTTCTCTCATAAATTTATTGATTATAAGTTAATTGAATAATTCTTTGAAATTGTTGTTGCTCTAGTTTTTTGTTAATCTTGCCCGCTTGCGCGTCTAAGCAAACTACAATCAACCAAAAGCAGCCCGCCGCAATTATCCCGACCAGAATTGAAGCTCTCAAAATTCCTGAATTATTTTCTAAATCAAAATTCTGATCCAGAACGCCAGCAAATCTTTTATCTTGTGCGCGGTTGAATTTTGCGGAGGCAATTAATTTTTTTATTTTATTTAGCATTTGTTACCCCTTTTTTTTGATTGATTTTTCTTTGGTTTATAAAATTCTGCGATTCTTCAAAAAATCCATTGCTCAAATCATCGAGTTTATTAAAAATGTCGCCAACACTGCGGCCTTCATCATCTTTTTCAATTTCAATTGTTTTAATTTGTTCTTTCATTTTTCCCCTGATTTAGTTATTAATATTTTCCCAATTCTTTTTAATTTCTTTTTTTTATTTAGTCAATAATTATTTTCAATTCTTTTTAATTATTTTAAGAGCCGTGGTGAGGCTTTTTTTTATTCTTGAGTTCCCGCTTTTAAAATCTTACTTGCCGCGCCTAAAATTCTTTTAAAATTGCTTTCTTTTATTTCATCCCCTGCCAGCCAGTCTTTAATATAATTTCTTGAAAATTCTAAGCCCTCAAAAATTCCTAAGCTTGTTTTCACAATGTAGGCGGTGCCTTCCGCTTCCAATTCTTTAATGGAGCGTGGTAAAAGGGTTTCGCCGTGATTTAAAGTTTCGCCATCTTCTTCTTTGTGAAGCAAACAATGCGCCATCTCATGAATTGAAGTTTTAAAAAAATCACTGGCTAACGGGTTTATTGCTATCAAATTCTTATTTGGTTTCGCGTACCCTTGGCAATTGCCGTTAACCATTGCGAATTTTTCTACTTTAATTTCCAAAGCTGCCAAAGCCTTTTCTAAGTCAAAATTTGCAGGTAATTCTTGTTTATAATCCGCGCCGCTTGTGTCTGAAAGCTTGAACCAATTTTTTTTCTTGATATAAAAAGTTTTGATCTTTGTTTCGTCTTCTTTATCTTTTAAAGAAACTGGTAGCATTAGTTCAATTGCTTTAGCTCCTTTTTTTACTTGCCGCCCTAAGCCTTGCCAGCCTTTGTAAGTGTTGATTGGCAAGGC